GGTTATGTAGAACACGTAATTCGTGTTGTACGTTGTGCCCTTAAACAACATCAGTTATGGTCTGATGAAGGAGCTGACATGTCTGGTTTTACAGTTGAAGAACTAGTATTTGCAGCCCTAAATCACGATCTAGGTAAAATGGGAGACGAAGAACACGAATCATATATCCCACAAACTGATCAATGGCGTAAAGACAAATTAGGAGAGGACTATATGTTCAACACTAAACTCCCATTTGCTTCGGTTCCAGACCGTGGTTTGTTCATGCTTCAATCACACGGCATCCATTATACGTTTAACGAAATGCTCGCGATTCAAACACACGATGGTTTGTATGATGAAGCAAATAAGAAATACTTAATGACTTATATGCCAGAACAAAAACCACGTACTTGCCTTCCATTCGTTCTCCACTTTGGTGATATGATGGCTGCTCGTATTGAGTTTGAGCGAGAGTGGTTACCTAAATTTAAAGGTAACGTGCCTAAGCAAGAGAAGAATTTTACATTAAATGACAAACCTAAAAATGCCCAAAGCAAACAGCAAAAAGCACTAGGTTCAATTAAAAGTGAAGGATTAAAAAATCTATTAGATAACCTATGATATACTTAGTAGTTATATTATTGATTGCAGTCGTAGCCTTAGGGTACTCGACTTTTAATCTTTTACGTAAAAACGAAAAACAAGAAGATATCTTAGCGGGTTATCTAAATTATTTAGATAAAATCTCGCGAGTAATAGAGGTTTCAGATAAAAGACTAAAGGACATTGACGCACGTGGTACCTTTAAAAGTGATGATGAAGTAGGTTTTTTCTTTCAAGCTATTAAGCAACTCCAAGATATCTTAAACGAGTTCCAACTCCGTAAATACTGATATCTTAATAATGGCTAAAAAACCACAGGATAAAAACTACTTTACTCAAGACACAGAGAATGCTATAGTTGAATATAATAATTCAACTTCATTTTCTCATAAAGAAAAAATTTATCACGAACGTATTCATTATCCGTTTTTTAAATTAACGGAGAATATTATTCATACCTTTAAATTCTACTATACTGAAGTAGAAAATATTGAAGATCTTCAACACGAGGTTATTACTTTCCTACTGACTAAAATGCATCACTTTAACCCTGAAAGGGGAGCTAAAGCTTATTCTTATTTTGGTACTATTGCTAAGAGATATTTAATTATATCTAACCAAAAGAATTATAAAAAGCGCATTGATAAAGCCCCAGTAGAGGAACTTTACAAGGACGACAATCACTCTTATAGTTTAGATGATACTAACTATTTAAATGATCCACTAACTCAGTATATAGACTTATTTGTAAATCATTGTACAGAAAATATATTTGAGTTATTTCCTAAAGATAAGGATGCTGCTATTGCAGATGCAATTCTTGAACTATTCCGTAAACGAGATGAAATAGATGTGTTTAATAAAAAAGCACTCTACATATATATTCGTGAAATGGTTGATGCCAAAACCCCTAAGATTACTAAAATAGCAAATCAACTATACGATATATTTAAATCTAATTACATATTTTATTTAGAACACGGGTATGTAAAGTTTGAATAGTTCATATTTATAAAAAATAAATGTCATAAATATGAGCCAACAATTTGACAAAGTAGTTTTTGGTAAAAAAAAATTCTCGGACTTACTCGAGGAAATATACAACAACCAAAAACGCCGTGAAGCGCAAGTATCAGCGCTTATTTCCGAATTAAAACCGATGGTTTCCGACATTGGTGATGCTACCCTTATTGTTCCTCTTATTAAAGAGTACCTAGAAATTGGTGTTAAAAACGATGATGCCTTGATTAAAATGGCAACATTGGTTCAACGCGCTTTATCTAACACTGCTGAAGATGGTGGTTTAGGAATTAGCGACGAAGAAAAAGCTCAATTATTAGATGAGATAGAAAAAATCCAAAAAAATAAGTAATGGGTATTTTTGGGGGTAATAATCAAAGTAATGGAAATGAAGATATTTTAAATAAATTATCTTCTCAATTTTTATTCGCCCGTGTTCTAGAAATAGATCAATCAACTACATTATCCAATGGTAGTATTAGAGCTGAAATCATGAATGTTAAGGCTACTACTAAGGGAGCCAAAATAATTTCAGCAAAACCTTTTTTCCCTAATATAAAAAGTTACCCATTAACTAATGAAGTAGTATTTGTGATCTCAGGTCCTTCTTCTAAATATTACGAAAATAGTGGTGGAGTTACTTATTATTATTTTACTGCTTTTAATTTATGGGGTAATGTTAATACAAACCCAACCCCTAACCCATATGTTAATGTTAGCCCTCCTAGCACAAATAAAAGTTTAGATCAAATTGAAGCCGGATCCCCTAATCAAAGTGCTGTAGATCCTGCTCCCGTTTTTAAACCTGGATTTTATTTTACAGAAAAAGCTAATATATTTCCCTTATATCCGTTTGAAGGAGATGTTATAATTGAAGGTAGATTTGGTAATAGTATAAGATTTGGTAGTACCGATATACTCCCAACCCCAGCAAACCCTAATTTCCCTTTAAACCCTTGGTCATCTGTAGGAAATAACGGGGATCCTATTACCATTTTAAGAAATGGTCAAAATCCTAATATCAACACCCCAGCCCAAAGCTTAACTTTAGAAGATATAAATAGAGACCAAGCTAGCATATGGATGGGTTCTACCCAAAAAATCCCATTAAACGCTTCTTCTACATTCTATGACAGCTATCAGGATAGTCAAAAACCAACTATCCCTAATCAATATGCTGGGAAGCAGATTATCCTGAACTCGGGGCGTTTAGTATTTAACACTACAGAAGATCACTTAATGTTTTCTTCTAAAAAGTCTATTAACCTAAACGCTGTTCAATCTGTTAATATAGATGTAACAGGTCCTTTTGTGGTTCAAGCTGGTGAGATTTTCTTAGGTTCTAAAGATGCTAATGAGTCTGTTTTATTAGGTGATTCAACTGTTGAATTACTTAAAAATATATTTACAGATATTGGTACCCTTTTAAGTGTAATGAGCCAACAAGTAACTCGTCCTACAGAAACAGGTTTAGGTGCTCTAGCTACTATAGCTTCAGCTGTCCAAGAAAATTTAAGTGGTTATATAGCTCAATTAGAAGACGTTAAATCTGAATTCGTAAAAGTTGAATAATGGCTAGCTTTTTGCAAAGATTACAAGAAACTAAAGACACACTTAAAACATTAGAAACAGTTGCGAGTCAGTCTTTTTCTGATATTGTTTTAGAGGCAGCGGGAATTAATTTACCTGAATTACCTTTCCCAACCCAAGAAGAGGTAAATGCATTTTTTGTTAAAATAGGAGACACAGGAAATAAACTTAATATTCTTCCTCCAACTCAATGGAGTGAACTTCAATTTTTAGAGTGGAAACGTTTAGTTAGACAACAAGCTAAACGTGAAAAAGTAAATAATGAAGCTAAAAAATCTCCTAAAAAATTAAAAGAATATAGAGAAAAACAAAAAGCTAAAAAAGCTGAAAAAAAAGAAAAAATAGATCTAGTTAAAGAAGACGTTCAACAATTAGAACAAGAAATACCTCAAGATCAAAAACCTAAAGGTGTTCAAAAGTTACCTAATTTTTTAACTCGTTTAATTAAAACTACTTTAAAAATTTCTTTACCTCTTGTATTTAATATGATTCGAGAGGCTGGAATAGAAAAATTTGAAGAAACTAAACTAAAACTATTAGAAGATGCTAAAGCTAAAGCCGCAGCGTTAGGTTTACCTGATCCCCAAAGTTTATCAACTGAAGATTTAGAAAATCTAAAACAATTAGCTTGCCCAACACCTGCTACACTACAATCCATTTTAGATAAAAGAAATAGCTTAGTTAATTTTTTAAATAACCAACAAACCACAGTTGATAACATTAAGGGGACAGTTACTATTTCTGGAGATTTAGCTAATTTTTTACAACAAACCTCTGAAGTACTAACTTTAACTAGTTTCATAGTTAACCAAGCCGTTAAAGTAATCCCTCTAGTCCCTGGTGTTTTAGTTTCAGTAGCTAAAGATATAGATACTATAAATGAGTCTTTAAAATTTGATTTTAATGGTGAAGCTCGTCTTCCTAAACTTCAAGCACCAGTATCTAACATTTCAGTTCCTGTAAATATGTTTTCTAATTTAGTAACTAAACTTGTAGCTATATTAGGAGCTTTTGACCAACTAATAACAACTTGCAACCCCGAATTAGAAAATAGTTTAGTTAAATTCTCAGATAGTGTATTATCTAATACTGCTAATCAAGTTATAGCAGAGGGAAATACTTATAAAGGTTTTAGATTAGAAATTGAAACCTTCCCTTATACTGATACTGTTAATAGAAACAGAGCAGTAGGTAAAAATGCAGATGGTATAACTTTAATAGCTACAGAATTATCATTTGCGTCTGACCCAACAGTTCTTATTGATGAACTTAAGCTTATAATAGATAGAGATAATTTAAAAGCTTATTAAATTAATATTTATAACATATGAAAACCGCGGAATTAAAAAACTTAATTAAAGAAGCCGTAAGAGAAGCTATCCAAGAGGAATTAAAAGATATCCTTTTGGAAGCTGTTCGTTCCCCTAAAACCCCAATCCAGGAAGCTTATAAAATGCATCCTGTAACTATTGACGCTTCTACAACTAAACCCGAAAAATCATACGCTGAAAAAAGAGCAATGTATGCTGACATGTTAAATGAAATGAAAACTATGTCATTTAACTCTTCAGATGCTAGAAGTATGGGAGTAGAAGCTAACACTCTTCAAGTAGCCCCCGGCATGAATACTATGGGTGAAGGTTCTTCTCTCCCGGCAGGTAATGTTGGTCTAGACATGATTATGGGTTTAATGAATAAAAAATAATGCCTTATAACGCTCAACAAATACCTGTATTAGATTTAAGACCTGGGAGGGCTATTGGGGTAGCTTTACCTTTTAACGGCCCTGCTTGTTTTAAATCAACTTATACTACAAGTGAAGCGGTAAAAGCTAATTTAATTGATTGGTTTTTAACTAATCGAGGTGAAAGACCTTTAAACCCAACCTATGGGGGTAATTTAAGACAATATATTTTTGATCAAATATCTCAAGGTACTTTAACTGATATTGAAAGTGATGTTAGATCACAATTAGCTAGAGTTTTCCCAACTGTAAACGTACAACGTTTAGATGTATTAACTCAACCTGATTCAAATCTTATAACAGTTCAAATTTATTATAACGTAGTTAATACCACAATTTCAGGTGAATTAACATTAAATTTATAAAATGGCAGTTACTCGTAATATAAAATACATCAATAGAGATTTTAGCTCATTTAGACAAGCTCTGATTGATTATTCTCGTACTTATTTTCCAAACACCTACAATGACTTTACAGAAGCATCCCCAGGTATGATGTTTATGGAAATGGCTGCCTATGTGGGTGATGTTCTTTCATATTATCAAGATAACCAATTCCAAGAAACATTTATCCAATACGCTAGAGAAACAAATAATTTGTATGATCTAGCCTACATGTTTGGTTATAAACCTAGAGTAACAGCTACTGCTACTACTACAATTGATTTTTACCAACAAGTACCTGCTAAACTAATAGGAATAGATTATTTTCCTGATTATGATTATGCTCTAACTATCCCAGCTAATACTCAAATTCAATCTCAAAATAATAGTGATATTAGTTTTATTATTGAAGACCCTATAAACTTTGCAGTCTCTTCATCTTTAGATCCTACTATAACATCTGTATATCAGTCTACAGGTACTGTTGTTAACTTCTTTTTATTAAAGAAAAGTAGAAAAGCAATTTCTGCTAATATTAAAACTACTACATTTAGCTTTTCTCAACCTGAAGAGTTTGCAACTCGTATTATAGCTGATGAAAATATTATAGGGATTTTAGACATTATAGATAATGATACTGGAGAAAAATGGTACGAAGTTCCTCACTTAGCAGATGAATCTGTATTCATATCTGTAGCTAATACAAATCCAAATGATCCAAATCTTTATTTAGATCAAGACGCTCCTAACTTACTTAAATTACAAGGTGTACCGAAAAGATACGCTACTCGTT